AAAAAAAAAGAGGGGCTCAGGCCCCTCTCTCTTTTTATCGGATATCCGTTCCGTATTCAGTAGACACGTGGAGTAACCCTGTTCGCTCGTGGCGGCCGGCCACCAGCATAACTACTGTTTTAGTATTTGGGTTCCAGTAGTACTTCGGGTCAATCTCGTTGAATCCGTTTGCCTTTAGCGCCCGGCGAGACACTTCCCACTCTTGGACCGTCATCAGCTGACTAGTGGTACTGTCAGGAGCCAGATACCAGCTCTTTTCCTCGTCGATTACCCACTTGGCAAAGTTGCCGGTGTATTCTACTCTCTTGTACTGGTGTCCGTAGAACTCAATGTTTGACTTGAAGTTTTCTTGAGCCTGTGCCGTGAAGGCGAGGACGCTTGCGATGGTTAGGATGATGTTCTTCATTGTTAGTAAGTCGTTAGTTTCTGATACAAGTATACGACATCGTGGAGGCCTTGTCAAGAGGCAATGCAAAATTTTTTTATTTTTGTTGTATGAAAGCGAAAAAGTACAACGGCGGCGGTAAGATGGAAGAGTCTGGAGCCGAGGTAGAAATCAAGTCTATGGACTTAATGGAGGCCGTTAAGCAACTTCAGGCAGCTGTAAAGGCTGGCTCTAAGATGCCTACGCACTACAAAGTAAAAGCTTGCTTCTACGAAGATGAAGAATGAGGAACTCATAGGGTACGTGTTCCACTACAACCCATATCGTGAGTTGTGGGCTGCGATACCCCGTGATTTCTATCTAGACTACTTCAACGGAATCTACGATAGGGTAGTATTCCATCAGGACGTAAAGCATCTAATCACTTATATATCTAAAGGTGGCGAAGTCAGCAAAGAAGCGGGCGTTTAATAACAACGGCATTAAGCGCGTGAGCAAGGACAGAATCGCTGTCGGAGTAAAGAATTTTGAAATTCTTAATAAGCTCAGCAATGAAAGCTAAGAAGATGACCGTTACCCAGAAGTACAACTCCATCAAGCGCCAAGCCGAGGAAGCCGGTATGAAGGTATACGAGAAAGATGGAAAGCTTAAGGTTGTTCGAAAATGAAAGCCAGAAAGAAAAACGATAAGATGATGGTCACCGCTCCAGAAGGATACCACTGGATGATGGAGAAGGGCCGTTATTATCTTATGGCCCACGAAGGTAAATTTGTTCCTCACGAAGGAGCTTCACTCGAAGCTTCGTTCCGCATTAAAACCGCTCACTGATGAAGGCTAAGAAGATGATTAAGCGTGCTGACGGCACATACTCTCAGAGAGGACTTTGGGATAACATCCGCGCAAATAAGGGTTCTGGCAAAGCTCCGACCAAGGAGATGCTCGAGCAAGAAAAGAAAATTAAGCGTGAAAGCAAGAAGTAAGACCGCTAAGTTCTACGACGAGAACCCAGACGCCGCTGAGAAGCGTCGTAAGTATCAGCGTGAATACAATAAGTCGGAAGACCGAAAGAAGTACCGGGCGTACTTAAACAAAAAAAATCGTCAAGCCGGAACATATGGCAATGGCGACGGCCTCGATTACGACCACGACGAGCAGAAAATGATTTCAGCACGCAGAAATCGCTCAAAAAAGTAATTGGTATCTTTGTCGTAGTTTAGTAACAACTCAAATTACGACACAATGAACGAAGAACAAGCCAATGAGTTCTACAGCGAGGTGCACAGACGCTTTGCAGAACTCCAGGACTTCATCTATGAGAATGACGCCGAAGGTGAGTTCTTCTCAGTTCTTGCTGTAGGTAGATACATTGAGGGAGAGCTAGACGATGAGTTGGAAATCTCGTTCGCTACGAATGTCTCTGACCTCGATGAATTCGAGGAGATTTCAAGCTCGTTGTATGAATCAGTTAAACTAAAGCTGGACGAACCAAAGAGCGTAGACTTCTGGATTAAGCTGTTTGGGGGAGACCCAAATAAGTACAAGAACTAATATGAATATCATTAGAAAAATCATCATCGGGCAAAACCCGAAGGATGCAATGGCATACGTAGTCGATATGAAAGCAGGCAATGGAACCATCGCTGCAATCGAGTTCGACGAAAGGCTATACGAAACCAAAGGAGACAAGTGCTACAAGATTTACATCTCTACTCCAAACGGCACTGTCCTGTGGAAGAGAGTGTGGAATATGCCGGTAATCGAAGAAAACGACTGCCACTTCGAATAGCGTAAAGCTCTGAATTTTAATTAATTAAATATGAAACCACTTAATAATTTTATTATTGAGCTTCCGAAGAAGTTCAAGGACACTATTGAAGTAGGAGGTAAGACGCTGTACTTGGCCTCTAAGTTTGATGAGTTCGCCAATAGAATCACTAGCGGTACCATCGTAGCTGTTCCTGAGCGAGTAAATACTGGCGCCAAGGTCGGTGACACGCTCTACTTCCATCACCACGTCGTTATGAATCCTGTGTTCGATATACAGGACGGTAACTACTTGGTTATGTACGACCCAGCTGGTAAGTACTCAAATCACGCAATCGCCTACAAAAACGAGTCCGGCATCCATATGCTTGGTGACTGGGTATTCTTGAGAGAGATTAAAGAGCAGGAGGTTAAGTCCAGCGTTCTTATAATCACTCAAGAGGAGAAGCGTCAGCCAAAGGGAACCCTCGCCTACAGCCATCCAAAGCTAGACGACGAGAACATTAAGGTTGGAGCAACGGTTGGTTACGGTACAAATGCCGATTACGAGATTGAAGTTGAAGGAGAGACACTGCTTCGTATGCTAATTGAAGAGATTCTATATGTCGAAGAAGATACTGTTCACAACGATTGATGCCACACGTAGACTATTAAAAGCTACAGAAACGGCAATCAATAATATCATCGAAGAGGTACAGAAGCCTGTCGACGAAGAGCTCTCTGGCTCTCAGCGCAAAGCTGAGCTACAGAGTATCAAGCAGTCGGTCATCGACGCTCGTGAACTATTGCAAGAAAGACAACGGTTGGAGCAGATGATTAAGGACCTTGAAGACAATGACTCTATCTCTGAGCAGAATGACTTCTCTGGTGGATTCGCTGAAAGATTTAGGAAGTAATGTCTGGAATTAAAGACGTAAAGGGTTACGATGACTTCGTAATCAACATCTGTGCTGATAACACAGAAGGAGAAATCATTGAGATTTCAGGACTCTTCATTCAGCTTCCAGCTCTTCCGGACAAGGAGGACATACTATTCCACGACAAGCCAACAGAGCAACAGCACTGGACTAGGCTACCTGTTCCAAAAGAGATTGAGCGAATCAAGACGATGGACGAATGGATGGAAACTCCAAAAGAGTTCCGTGACAGATACACTCCATTCATTGAGCGAGAGTTCAATAGAAGAAGGAAGGGCGTTTGGTTCTACAATAATGGTACACCAACATACATAACCGGACACCATTATATGTTGCTTCAGTGGAGCAAGATGGATATTGGATATGCTAGCTATTTAGACTTCCAGCGAAAACTATTCATACACTATGCTGCTTGCGAGTCCGACCCGCGAGCTGTTGGGCAGGTGTACGTAAAGTGTCGTCGTTCTGGATATACCAACGTATCATCTGCTATCCTTGTAGACGAAGGCACGCAGGTGGCTGAGAAGCTGCTCGGCATAATTTCAAAGACGGGTAAGGACGCTCAGGAAAACGTCTTTATGAAGAAGGTGTTCCCTATGTTCCGTAGTTACCCATTCTTCTTTAAGCCAGTACAGGATGGTACGACGAACCCACGTATGGAACTTGCGTTCCGCGAGCCGTCAAAGAGAATCACCAAAAACAACAAGGCCGTAATCAATACCGCGGCGCTTGATACCGTAATCAACTGGAAGAACACGGTGAATAACGCATACGACGGTGAGAAGCTTCACGTTCTGTTTCTTGACGAATCCGGTAAGTATGAAAACCCAATTGACGTAAACGAGCTATGGCGAATCCATAGGACTTGTCTATTGGTCGGTAAGAAGGTTGTAGGTAAGGCATTGGTTGGTTCTACTGTTAACCCGCTAGATAAAGGTGGCGCTAACTTCAGAAAGCTATACTACGACTCTGACCCAAAGAAAAGAAACGAGAACGGAAGAACAAAGTCTGGATTATACAAGATATTCATCCCGGCATACGAGGCACTGGAGGGTTTCTTCGACAAGTATGGTTTACCTATAGTGAACGACCCGAAGACTCCAATTAACACTATGGAGGGTGATATCACTAAGATTGGAGCGAAGACGTATCTTCAGAATGAGCGCAAGGCTCTGATGAGCGACCCGTACGAACTAAACGAAGTTATCCGTCAGTTCCCGTGGACAGAGGAAGAAGCATTCAGAGACTCCACAAAAACGTCTCACTTCAACATCAGCAAGATTTACGAGCAGATTGGTCATAACTCTAATCTGTTCCCGTCTCCAGTTGTTCGTGGTAACTTCATCTGGGCAAACGGTCAGCAGGACTCTAAAGTCGTTTTTACTCCAGACAAGAACGGTAAGTTCTACGTCTCCTGGCTTATGCCGTTTGAGGAGTCAAATAAGCAATCTATCGTAAACGGTAAGCGAGCTCCAGGAAACTTACACATTGGAGTTGGAGGAGTTGACTCCTATGACATTGACGAGACTGCAGACGGAAGAGGCTCTAAGGGAGCGTTCCATTTGTTCAACAAGTTCAATATGAACTACCCGAGCAACAGATTCGTGCTTGAGTATGCTGAGCGTCCTCCGCTTGCTAGGCTATTCTATGAAGACGTTCTTATGGCGGCAGTGTACTACGGCTACCCACTGCTAGTGGAAAACAACAAATACGGTATAGTAAGGTACTTTGAATCAAGAGGTTACGACAACTACATTATGGATAGGCCGGAGCATTTAACTCCGCCAAACCAGCGTGGTAACGTAAGGACAAAGGGTGTCCCGTCAAACTCGCAGGAGTTTATACAGGCACACGCACAGGCTATCGAAGCGTACATTCACGAGCACGTTGGATACAATCAGGACGCTGACGAGTACGGTAAGATGTATCTGGATAGGACACTAGAGGACTGGATTGGATACAAAATTAGCGACCGTACAAAGTTTGACTTGACCATTAGTTCGGGTCTTGCTCTGCTCGGTGCACAGACAATTGTGAAGCAAAAACAGGCAAGCAATATGTCTGACAAGGTGTTCTTTAGACGATATAAGCCGCGTTTCTAATTGAATTATATTTGCATTTGAAAGCATAATCTGCTATATAAAGTAATTATTCTATGTACAACGGAAAGAATCCGAATCCGATTAATAACTTTCCAGACCCGCTTGCTCCGTTTGAGGTCAAGCAGTCGAAAGATTACGGGCTCCAGTACGCAAAAAGCATTGAGACCCAATGGGGTCGCCCGGATGATGAGGGCAGTCTTTTCCGTCGTCGACTCAAGGAGTTTGAAAACAATAGAGATTATGCTAACGGAACGCAGGATACTGCTATCTACAAGCAGATTCTTAACTCGCTAGACCCGAACAACGGCGACGGCACGCTTCTTAATATCGACTGGTCTCCAGTCCCCATTGTGCCGAAGTTCGTTAAGATTGTAGTAAACAAGATTCTATCTAGAAACCCTTACCCAAACATTGAGGCTGTTGACCCGCTTTCTATTTCAGAGAAGGAGAAGCGCAAGTCTGAGATTAGAGCTGGAGTTGAGCTTAAGCCTATCCTCGCTGAACTTGAGCAGGTTGGAGTCTCTACTGGCTTTGACGTTGAGTCCCTTCCTGATTCCGTTGAAGAAGCTGAGATTTTCCTTGACACGAACATCAAGGTAGCTAGCGAAATTGCAACTCAAATCGCAACTGAACTTACGCTGAGCTGGAATGAGTTCGGTGAGAGAATCTACCGCCGTAACGTAGAGGACCTCGTGTCTTTGGGTATGGCTGTTGTAAAGAGAGAGAACGACCCGAATCACGGAATCAGCACCAACTATGTAGACCCGGCATACTTCATCCACAGCTACACTGAGGACCCGAATATGTCTGACCTTATCTACGCCGGACACGTACGTCGTATGAGCATTATGGAGCTTAAGCGTATGGCTGGAGACCAGTTTAATGAGGAGCAGTACCAGAAGCTGGCTACGATGGTTCAATACAAGTTCAACAACAATCCTAGCCGTCTAACTCAGTCTTACTACGACAAGAATCTTCAGTCTGTTGCGTACGGATACGACGAGTTCATTGTTGAAGTTCTCGATTTTGAATTCGTCTCAGTAGACGACATCTACTTTGAGGAGAAAGAGTCACGCTTCGGAAATGTTGGATTTTACTACAAAGGATTCAAATACGAGCCACCACGTGAGAGCGTTTACGACAGAAAGCCGTACCGTATGCAGACCACCACTATCTACGGTGGTAAATACGTTATCGGAACTGAGTTCTTGTTCGATTACGGAGTAAAGAAGAATATCCCTAGAAACGTACACGACCTTACTCGCGCTAGACTCAGCTACAGTGTTGTAGCAGTAAACCTCAGGCGTATGATACCTAAGTCTATGGTATCTATGATTAAGAGCTTTGCTGACCAGCTACAGATTACTCACCTTAAGATTCAGCAGGCTATTGCTAAGGCTAAGCCAGATGGTCTTATGATTGATATCGAAGGCCTGGAGAACGTACAACTAGGACGTGGCGGAGAGCTTCAGCCTCTGGAGATTCAAGATATCTACGAGCAGACTGGTGTATTCTACTACCGCTCTAAGAATCCAGAAGGAGGATTCCAGAACCCTCCGATTAGAGAAATCAATAACCAGATTCGTAACATCAACGAGCTGATTAACCTATACAACCACTACCTTCGAATGATTCGTGACTCCACGGGTCTAAACGAGGTTGTTGACGGTTCTACTCCGAAAGGTGAGGCACTGGTTGGCGTACGTCAGCAGGCCATCGAGGCTTCAAATAATGCTACGTACGACATCACGAACGCATCAATGGTGCTGTTCAAGAAGGTGTGCGACGACATCGTAAGATGCCTACAGATTATTCCTAAGGATAGTGTTCTGTACCGCACATACGAAAAGGCCATCGGTACTTCTAATATGGATGTCATTTCGTCATTCGCTGAGCTTCCGATGTATAACTTCGGCGTAAGAGTGGTAGCTGAAATGGAAGACGCTGACAAGGCTTATCTTGAAGCTAACATTCAGCAGTCACTTCTCCAGAAGGAGATTGACCTCGAGGACGCTATAGCTATCCGCAGACTAAAGGACGTTAATCAGGCCGAGCAGCTTCTTATTGTTCGTCGCAAGAAAAGAATCAAGCAACAGCAGATGTTGGCTCAGCAGAACTCTCAGTTCCAAGCACAGGCTAATGCTTCTGTAGCACAGGCAACCAGTGAGGCTAAGTCTCAAGAAGAACAGATTAAGGCATCTCTCGAGATTGAGAAGATGAAGATTGAAGCTACTGTAAAAGCTGAGCTGTTGAAACTCGAATACCAGCTGAAGACAGAACTTGCTAAAGTGCAGGGTGCGTTTGATATCCAGCAGCAAGAAATTGAGTCTGGTGTTAAGCAGGACCTCGAGTCAAATAGAGAGAAAGCCAAAGACGAAAGAATCAAGAAGCAAGCTGTTGAGCAGAGCAAATTGATTTCTCAGCGCCAAGGACAACGTGGTGAGCTACAAGCAGAAGAAGGTCAGGACGTGGTAAGTTCACTGCTATCTGGGCTTGATTAAAAGATATAAATTTGCAATATGGCTGCCACTTATATAAATCTAGATACTTCTCAGAAGGTCCACATCATTTGCCGCAGAGGAGACTCGTTTAGACTCGAGTTGACTTTCAAGAATGAAGCGGGTGCAGCTCTAGATTTGACTGGTTACACCTGGAAGATGGACGTCCGAAACGACGACCAAGCTTCTACTACCATACTGAACGACACAGATTTCACTTACTCTGGAAACGCATCAGGTGTTCTAACTGTTACGGCTACTGCAACAACTATGGCCGGAGTAACCGGAGGCACGTATGTATATGATTTACAGAGCACTAATTCTGGTTCAGTAAAGACCTGGATTCGTGGAGCATTTAAGGTTAATGAGGACGTAACAGAATGAGCGATATAACAATCAATACTGGCGACCAAATTAATGTTACTGTTCAGCAACCAACTGTTCAGAAAACAGTCGTAATTCCAACTCCAACTACCTCAGTTTCTATTAAGGGAGTAACTGGAGGAGGAGGCGATGCCCACTACACCCACACACAATCAACCCCCGAGGCGGTATGGACTGTTACACACAACCTAAATAAGAAACCTTCGGTTGTTGTAGTAGATTCAGCGGATACCGTTGTTATGGGGGAGATTGAATATTTAACCACAAACTCTGTTCGTTTAACTTTTGTCGGAGCCTTTAGCGGCAAGGCATACTTTAACTAATCAAGATGGCTATTCAGTATCTATCATCCATAAACCTTGGTAAGCTCGAGCTCCAGAACGCTCGAATCCACAACCTTGCCACTGCCCCTACTTCTCCAGTTAGCGGACAGATTTACTATGACACCGCAGCAAACACGATGTACTTCTGGAACGGTACTGCGTGGATTGACATCAAGGGTGACATCCAAGAAGTACTCGCTGGAGATGGTCTTACTGGCGGCGGCGCAGGTGGCTCGGTAACGCTCACCGTTGGCGCTGGTACTGGTATCTTGGTTAACCCCGATAACGTACAGCTGTACCACCTAGGTCTTGAGAACCTCACTGACCCTAACGCTGACCGAATCTTCTTTTGGGACGACTCAGCTGGTGCTTCTCAGTGGCTTGAGGTCTCTGCCGCAACGGGTATTAACATCAGCGGAACGACCCTTCA